AAGAAATGCCAACGGAAATCTTTGGGGTTTTCTCAGAGAATAAGACAACAATAAAAAGGAACAAATAAACATGAACCAAGTAGCAGAAAAAAAAGAAGGAGCATTAGCAACAAATCTATTTGAAGCTGATGCACAACAAGGTACTCAAAACATATCGCAAGAAGATCTTGCGTTACCTTTCTTAAAAATTTTGGGTCAACTATCTCCAGAAGTAAACAAAAGAGATGGAAAATATGTCGAAGGCGCAGAGCCTGGCAAGATAATAAACACTGTCACAAATGAATTGTTTGATAGTATTGATGTAATACCATGTCACTACAAAAGACAATACATTGAATGGCAAGACAGAGGTACCAGTAGTGGTGCACCTGTTGCTATTCACGAAGCTGATAGTGATATTGTAAGTACAACAACCAGAGACAAAGGTTACAAAGATAGATTACCAAATGGTAACTATCTTGAAAACACTGCAAACCATTTTGTATTGTTGTGTGGAAAAAATCCACAGACAGCTTTGATGTCCATGAAATCTACTCAACTTAAAGTTAGTAGAAAATGGAACTCAATGATGATGGGTATCAAGATGCAGGGTAAGAACGGGTTGTTTACTCCGCCTACATACAGCCACATTTACAATCTAAAAACTGTTCAAATGTCTAACGACAAAGGAACATGGTTTGGTTGGGATGTGTCAAAAGTTGGACCTGTGAATCAGGAAGATCTTTATGGCATGGCTAAAAATTTTGCATTAAGTGTTGGTAAAGGTGAGACACAGCCAAAATACGGCACTGAAGACAAAGAAGAAACTCCATACTAATTCCTTGGGATCGGGCGCTGAAGGGAGACTGGAGGCGCCCGTCATAAAATATGAATCGGTTTAAAGAAATATTCTCGGGGTTAGTGCGTGCACATGGTAAAACATTTGTAGATAAAAAAGGTGCCGACGGACAAAAAATAAAAGGCAAATCTTTTGTTGTAAGAGAAATAGTCACTGATAATTTGTGGCTAAGTCACTTAAATGGATTAGAGCCTAGTCTTGGTATTATTCCTATCAACGATGATAACAAGTGTAAGTGGGGTTGTATAGATATAGATTCCTACGCAGGGTTTGACCACAAAAAATTAATAAACAAAATTAAAGAATTAGATTTACCACTATTGGTCTTTAGATCAAAGTCAGGTGGTGCTCACGTATTTTTATTTACAACAGTTTTTGTCGAAGCAAAACTAATGCGAGACAAACTATTATCCATAAGTGCTGTGCTTGGATACGGCGGTTCAGAAGTATTTCCTAAACAAGTCGAATTGAAATCAAAAGATGATACAGGAAATTTTCTGAACTTGCCATACTTTAATGGTGATAACACAACAAGATATTGTTTTAATCAAGACGCAGAAGCTGTTAGTCTAGATGATTTTTATTTATTGTATGATACAAAAAAGACAACACCAGAGCAGATAGAACAATTAAAAATTAAAAGACCAGAATCAGAATTTAATGATGGTCCACCTTGTTTAGAAACAATTACACAAACAGAAATTAAAGATGGTCGAGATAGAATAATTTATCAATACATACAATATGCAAAAAGAAAATGGCCAGAAAGTTGGCAAGGTAAAATAAATGCATTTAACTATAAATACTTTGCATCACACCCAGAAGGTCCACTGGATGACAAGATAGTTCAAGGTAAAATAAAATTTAATGATGGTAAAGAACTTGGTTTTAAATGCAATGAAGACCCTATGTGTAATCATTGTGACAAAAATTTATGTAGAACAAGAAAGTTTGGTATAGGTGGTGAGTCTGTATTTCCAATACTATCTGATCTACAAAAAGTATTATTAGATGAACCATACTATTGGGTCAACGTAGATGGCGAAAGAGTCAAGCTAGACACAATAGATTATCTTATGGAGCAAAGATTATTTAGACGTACGGTTACAAAACAATTAAATAAAAAACCAAAACGAGTTACCACAAAAGAGTTTGAAACATATGTAGACATGCTTTTACAACATGTAGAAAAGGTCGATGCACCTGAAGGGTCATCTAAAATAGATCAACTTAATAATCATCTAGAAGATTATTGCATACAAAGATCTATCGGAACCGTAGTAAGAAAAGATATTTTAAATGGAGCAGTATACACAGAGGATGGCAAACATGTATTTACTTTTCACAGATTTTTTCACGGACATCTTACAAAGAAAAAATGGAAAGAAGATTATCAAGTTACACAACAGATGTTGAAAGAACATTGTGGATGTGAAGAAGGACGTATGCAGATAGGTAAAAAGAAACCATCAATAATGAAAGTGGTTATGTTTGATAAACCAGAAGCATTAACACAAAAAAAATTAAAAGAGGAAACACCATTCTAATGAAAACAATTGTATTAGGACCACCAGGTACAGGTAAAACATATACTTTGTTAAACAAAGTACAAGACTATTTAAAGAATACAGACCCAGATAAAATTGGTTACTTTGCATTTACAAAGAAAGCTGCCAATGAAGCTAAGGCTAGAGCTATGGATAAATTTAATTATACAGAAGACGACCTACCATATTTTAGAACACTACACTCTTTGGCTTTTAGAAGACTTGGAATCAACAAAGACCAAGTCATGCAGAAAAGACACTACGAAGACCTGGGTAGAAAAGAAAATATATTTTTAGATTATAACGAATACGACGAAGAAGAAACTGGTTTGTTTACAACCAAGTCAGATTATTTACGTATAATAAATTTAGCAAAGTTACGTAACATAACTCTTGAACAACAATTAAAACTAGGGGACCACACTACAGATGTAGACTACAACACACTGGTTCACCTAGACAACGAACTCGTAAGATACAAAAAAGAAAACAATCTAGTTGATTATAATGATATGATTTTAGATTTTATAAAATCAGATAAGTCACCAAAGTTTGATGTTGTATTTATAGATGAAGCACAAGACTTGTCTATGATGCAATGGAACATGGCTAAAACTATTTGGAATAACACAGAAGATTCTTTTATTGCAGGTGATGATGACCAAGCAATATTTAGATGGGCAGGAGCGGACGTGGATTCTTTTATTACACAAAAAGGTAAACTATTGAATCTTACACAATCAAGAAGAATACCAAGAGCAATACACGATTTCGCTCTTGGTATAATCAAACGTGTATCTAACAGAAGATACAAAGAGTGGGCGCCAAGAGATCACGAAGGCTCACTAAAATTTCATGACGATATAAAAGACGTGGACATGTCATCAGGTAATTGGCTGGTTCTTGCCAGAACTAGATTTATGTTAAATGACATCGAAGATGAAATGAGAGAACGTGGTTGGTATTTTGAAAATAGATTCAAAGCGATGCCCGAAAAAGATGCAGCTGCCGCAGCCGCAGATTGGGAAGCAGGTAGGAATGGGCAACCATTACATTACAAACAAGTAGAAAAAATTTTTAGTTACTTATCACCAGAGATGGTCAACAAAGATTCTTTGAAAGGTATGGCAAAAGAAAGTTTTTACAATCTGTCTGACTTAAAAATAAAAACAAATGCAGTTTGGTATGAAGCGTTTGATGATTTAAATTTTAGAACAAAAAATTATATACGTAGCATGCGTAGGAATGGTGAGAATCTAAAAGAATCACCAAGAATAAAATTATCTACAATACATAGTGTTAAAGGTGGTGAAGAAGACAACGTTATGTTGTTGACTGATCTTACACACAACACAAACAAATCGTACAGAAAAAATCCTGACGATGAAACAAGATTATTTTATGTGGGTGCAACACGAACAAAAGAAAACTTACATATTATAAGACCAAACGATTATGAAAAATCATTTCCAATGGAGGACGAATGACAGATAAAGATTTATTTAAAGGAACAACATACAATTCACTAGAAGAGCAGGTCGGCGGGAAACACTACCGCTCGATGAAGATTCAGCCCGCAGAGTTTATAAATGAGAATAAGTTGCTTTTCGCAGAGGGGAATGCTATAAAGTACATATGCAGGCACTCTGCTAAAGGAAAGGAACAAGACATAAAAAAAGCAATTCATTATTTAGAAATGATATTAGAGAGGGATTACTCATGATACAAAAACCTATGTTTGCACCGCAAACAGAATGGCTACCGCCTACAGAATTTCCAAACCTACAAAACTATGAAGAAATTGCTATCGACTTAGAAACAAAAGATCCTGACCTAATGAAGATGGGATCTGGTTCTGTGGTTGGTAATGGTAACATAGTTGGTATAGCTGTAGCTGTAATAGATTGGTCCGGTTATTTTCCTATTGCTCACGAAGGTGGTGGCAACATGGATAAGAAAAAAGTTTTAAGTTGGTTTCAAGAAGTGTTGAACACACCTGCAGATAAAATATTTCACAACGCCATGTATGACGTATGTTGGATTCGCGCGAGTGGTTTAAGTGTGAACGGTAAAATTATAGACACGATGATTGCATCGGCCCTTGTTGATGAAAATCAAATGCGTTATGACTTAAACAACTGTTCTAAAAGATACACTGGAAAAACAAAAAGTGAAACACATTTATATGAAGCTGCAAAA